GGTTTTTGTAAAAATTCACCATGATCAGGACATATAATAATACCGTTTGTTTGACTATTAATATAGGTAAATTTAGTATAGTCATATCTATCTCCATGTACCTTTTTAGCCTTTTGTAGAAATTTATTAAATAATGTTTCCATATGAAAATGTATTTATATTAAATACTTAAATCAGTAAAAATTATGTCAATATATAGAAGTTATTTTAATAAAAATAGTACTCTTATTAAATTAAGCGAAATTAATAACTCGCAAAATCCTGTAACCGAAATATCATACGGTACATTAAATAAGCAGGTTAGTAGATTTATATTTTCAATAGATATTACCGATTTGAAAAATCGTATTGATTCTGGTGAAATTTCAATTGATTCAGTTCAAAAGCATGTGCTTAAAATGACCAATACCATTGCATATAGACCTGATTTATTAGGTAGAAAATCATATGATGGTAGTACTGATAGAGCAAGTTCATTTGTACTTGAATTATTTAATATTGATGAGGAATGGGATGAAGGAAGTGGTTATGATTTCGTATATGATGATGAAATCTATATTACCAATCAAGTATTGTCTAAACAGCCTGTAAATTGGTATTACAGAAAGACAAATCAAGAATGGACTGTTGAAGGGGCGTATGCCACTGGTGCTACTGGAACGACTGTAATAGGCTCACAGAGCTTTATTAAAGGTAATGAGAACCTTGAAATAGATATTACTGATTATGTAAACTTTTTGTTAGGTTTAGGAACTGGTTTTACAGGAACTACTTTTGGATTGGGTATTAAGTTTATCGATGAATTAGAGAATTTAGAAACAATAAATAGACAGGCAGTAGCATTCCATACTAAGTATACAAATACGTTCTATGAACCATTTGTTGAAACAACTTTAAATGATACTATTCAGGATGATAGAAATTATTTCTTCTTAGATAAAGAAAACGAACTATATTTATACTCAACAGTTGGTGGAAATTATGAAGATATTATCGTGTCTGCAGTAACAATTTATGACTATCAAGACAACGAAATTCTGACAATTGCAGAGTCAGGAATCACTAAAGTTAAGAAGGGTGTTTATAAGATTTCATTAACCTTAGATTCAGACACTTACGTTGATTCTGTTTTATGTACTGATAAATGGTACATAAATCAAAATGGAAAAGCAAAAACTATTGAACAAGAATTTTATTTAATCAAGCCAGAAAATTATTTTGGATTCTCACTTGACAACAGGCTAAATTTTGACGATTTTTACTTCAGTTATAGTGGAATAAAATCAGATGAATATCTGAAAAGTGGTGAGAAGAGAAAAATTAAAGTAAATGTAAAAAGACTTTATTCTCAAAACGAATTTCTTCCGTTAGAACTTGAGTATAGAATATATACAACACAAAGCGATAAGTATCAAATTGATATTGTTCCATTTACAAAAGTTAATAGAACTTTAAAGGGATATGAGTTTGATATTGACACTTCATGGTTAATTCCACAAGATTATTATCTTGAATTAAGATTGAGTAATAGTGGAGAATATTCTGTGAAATCGCCTTTAAGATTTACCATTGTGAATAATGGTCTTTTTTAAATTGTGACGTATTTATATCAAATTGTGTTAGTAAAAAAACTGTGTATTTTTAAAATTTTGTGTATTGTATTTTATTTTGTGTTTTTATAATAATAACTGTGTATTTTTAAATTAAATTGTGTATGGAAAAAACCCAAGCAACGCTTGATCCACGTTTGAACAAAATGTTCGAGGATCACAAAAACCAAGGCAAATCCAAGCCTTCTAAAGAAGAAATGCTTTCTAAGTATTTCGTGCCAAGAAAAGATAAAGAAGTTTTCAGAATTCTACCACCAGTTGGTGATGAGTACATTGAAACGGCACATTTTCACACCTTAAAAATTAATGGTAAATACGTAAAAGTATATTGCCCACGTCACAACGATCAACCAACTCCTAAAAAGGATGAAGCTGGTAATCTTGTAAAAGATTCACAAGGTAGAACCGTTATGGTTAGACCAAGATGCCCTCTTTGTGAGAAAGCAGATTTTTATTTGAATCAACAAGACAAATCAATTCTTAAGAAGAAGAAAGAAGAATTGACTCCTGCTGAATTAAAAATTAAAGAGAAGAATGATGCTCTTTATAAGGAAGCAATGAAATGGTCTGCTGACAAGTATTATATTGTTAGAGGTATCGACAGAGGTGCAACTAAAGATGGTGTTAAATTCTGGAGATTTAAATTCAATAAGAAAAGACAAGGTGTTTACGATAAGTTAATTCCTGTATTGTCTGATTATGTTGAACAAACAGGTACAAACTTTACCGATCCACAGAAAGGTATTGATATTGTAATTAACGTTGTTGATAATCACACTCCAACAGGACAGAAGTACAGAGATGTTTCTTCAATTATGGCACGTGTTGCATCACCACTAAGTGATGATCCTGTAATTGTTTCTTCATGGTTGAACGATAAGACAACATGGAGAGATGTGTTTAAACCTAAATCTGCACCTAAGATTACTCCATTTGAGTATTTGCAATTGGCAGCAGAAGGTAATGCTCCTTATTGGGATGATACTGATCCACAAAATAAGAAGTGGGTATTCCCTAATCACCCTGATCTTCAGGCAGCAGCTAATACAAGAGATGCTAATTACGTAAATGATGAAGTATATGAAGATGAAGAATCTTACAGTACTAAAACATACCGTAACATTGAGCAAATCACAAGTAGTGATGTTGGAACATTCCAAGATGATGCAATGGATGCTATGACAGGTAAATCACCTGCTCCTACCACTCCAGATGATTTGGATGATCTACCATTCTAATAAAACCCAAATGGATTGAGGGGTCATTATCCCTCAATCCTATTTTTAATAACCTTAAATAAACTGATTATGAAAAATGTCAGAAACACCCAAGAATACAAATTCGAGAAAACCAACTCTAAAGAAAAGTTTTTCTCTTGCAGATTTCAAAAAGAAAGTAAATGGTGAAGACATTCCAGAAAAGCCATTAGAATGGATTAAGTGCTCAAAAGCATTTCAGGATGCTACGGGTCTACCGGGATTTCCGAAAGGATACGTATCTCTTTCAAGAGGATTCACTAATACAGGTAAATCAACATCAGTCTGTGAAGCAGCAGTAAGTGCCCAAAAAATGGGTATACTACCAATATTAATTGATACAGAAAATAATATGGGTAGAAAGCGTTTAGAGATGATGGGCTTTGATTGGAATAACGATTTCTTTATTGAAATTGATAATGATTATTTATTAGAAAATTTCGGAAAGAAAAGAGATAGCAAGGTACGTGAAGCAACGATTGAAGATATGTCAGAATGTATTCATCACTTCATTGATCTTCAAGATAATGGTGAATTACCATATGATTTATTGTTTGTAATTGATTCATTAGGTACATTAGACTGTATAAAAACAGTTAATGCTAAAGAACAAGGAACAAGTGATAACAACATGTGGAATGCAAATGCATTTGAAAGAGCATTCAAATCTCTAATCAATAACAGAATTCCATCATCACGTAAATCTAATAAACCATATACTAATACTCTTATTGCAGTACAGAAGATTTGGTTAGATAGCATGAGTGGTGGTCAGCCAGTGGTAAAACATAAAGGCGGTGAAGCATTTGCTTATGGTGCAAGATTAATATTCCATCATGGTGGAGTGTTAACTCATGGTACTAAGAAAATTATTGCAACATCTAAGAACAGAGAGATTTCATATGGTATTGAAACTAAAATTTCAATCATGAAAAATCAAATTGATGGTGAATTAGGTGGTATTGCATTTGAAGGAAAATTAATATCTACTCCACACGGATTTATTGGTGCTGAGTCAGAAGATAAAGATAATTATAAGAAGGAACACATTAAGTACTTCAGAGATTCTTTAGGCAGTGACGTGAAACCAGAAGATATATTGACCAAATACAATGCAAGCAATGATGATATGAACGTTGAAGAATTCAACGGTATGATGAATGATATGTAAAATAACCCAAATGTGGTAGAATGAAATTAGTAAAAACTTTATTAGTGGATTCATCATTTCTGCTAAAAAGATCATTTCATGGTGCGAAAGAATACAATCGAAGAGAACATATAGGTGGATTGTATTCTTTCCTTACCACAGTAAGAAAATTAATTAAGGAACATGCCTTTAATAAGGTAGTTCTTATGTGGGACGGAGAAAATGGGGGCATCAAGCGACACATTATTGATCCAGCATATAAAGCAAATAGAAAAGATAAGACTTGGCATAAAAGAATTGAATTGACTGATGAGCAAATTCGTATTGAAAGCGAGAAAGATGAATCAATTCTTAAACAAAGAAAACGTATACAAGCGTATGCTGAAGAACTTTATCTAAGACAAATTGAAGTTCCAGAAATAGAAGCTGATGATTTAATTGCAGCATATGTAATTCAAAATTATGAAAAGGAAGATATTTATATCTTCACTAATGATAGAGATTTTGCTCAATTAATTGATTATGATATAACTATCTTGTTTGAAAACAAATCAGAACCGATAAGTAAAAAGAATTTCTTCTTTAATTTTCCTTATCACCATTCTAATGCATTAACCATGAAAATTATTTGTGGTGATACATCAGATAATATAAAAGGAATTGAAGGTATAAAAGAAACAACTTTATTAAAATATTTTCCTGATTTAAAATTAAGGAAAATGACGGTAAAGGAAATTTGTATTAAAGCAAAACAAATTCTTGAAGAAAGAAAATCAGATAAGAAGAAGAAACCAATTAAAGCTCTTGAAAATCTGATAAATGGTATGGATAGATTAATTATGAATCATAAATTAATCAATCTTAAAGAACCATTTTTAAATGAACAAGCGTTAGATGAATTAGAACAACTTAACATGCCTTTGGCTGAAGATGATGGTCAAGGTAATAAAAGAGGAAGTGAAAATTTATATAAAATGATGATGGAAGATGAATTTTTAAATTCATGGGGTAGTACATTTGTTAATTATGTAGAACCATTTTATCCAGTGATTATGAAGGAGAAAAATTTATTGAAACAATATTTGAAAGGATAAATTTAATTATGCTCTTGACTTTTTTTTTATAAACCCTATATTTGTAGAAACCCAAAAAATAAATTAGTATATGTCTGAACAAAAAACCCATGAAAACTTCTTTAAGTTTTCAGTTTATCAAGAATCAAGTATAATTTCCGAAAGAATATTTAGTGCTGACGTTTATAGTCAGATGTCGAGATATTCGGTTAATATCCGAGAGTTGATTCCATCGATAATACAACGACTTCAAAAACTTCTTTCAAAAAGAAATCCTGAATACAAGGTCACATATGGTGACAAGGAATATGATTTATTGAAGTATTATGATGAATTGACTTCATTTTATCGTGTACGTTATAATAAATTAACTAAACCACAATCAGTAACACAGGTTATTAATGGGAAAACCATTAAGGGTGTTGAGTGTAAGTTTTGTTTGTTTATAAACAATAATCTTATTGTTGAAAGAGTGTTCTATGTGGATAACTATAATCCATCAGTAAGATTTAGTAGTGATATTTCTGCAACAGTTAGTGAGATTGTTGATGATATCAAACAAAAAATCAAATTGAATGACGATAATAATATTTGGGATGATTTCGATATTATTAATTGTTATGGATTCCCTCATGTTAATAATGTGAGAGAATTAGGTAGAGAACAGAGAGAATTCTATTTAAAAAACATGGGTGATAAAGAATTCGTAAAGAATGTCAGAAATCAGATCAAGAAAAAGTATTTTGTTGAAAAACAAGAGGAAGAAGTTTCAGTAGAAGATTAAGCCAATAATTTAATATGTCCGAAAATAAGAACAGTATTGCTACTTATTTAGGTACGGACTTCCAACTTAAATTGTTGTGGCAGTTAGTTACCGAAAGTAGTTTTTGTGAAAAGATATTGCCATACCTTGAGATTGGGTATTTTGATGATCATAACTATAAGAGATTCTTTATAGTTATAAAAGAATACTATGATAAGTATAAGAAAGTACCTAATCTCCAAAATAAAAGCATTAATCATGCAATAAAAGAGTTTCAATTAGATAATGAAATTGATTATGAACAATTAATTGGTGTATTAAAACCAATTTCTAATTGGCAAGAAGCATGTGTTAATGGAGTATTAATGTTTGATGGTGATGCCATACAAAAACAAACATGGCACTTTATTAAGCAACAAGAATATAAGAAACTTGCTAATGAAATTATCGAGAAATTAGTTAGAAATAAACTTGATAAGAATGTTCATGAAATAGAAGAACGTATTAGGAAGATTTCAGAGGTTGGTGTTGAGGATGATGATGCTGTTGAGATATTTGATAATATCGATATGGCATTAAGAAAAGAATTCAGAGAACCAATACCTACAGGTGTAAAAGTTCTTGATGAAGCTACTGGCGGTGGTCTTGGTCGTGGTGAGATTGGAATTATATTAGCACCTACTGGTGCAGGTAAGACTACAATCTTAACTAAGTTTGCTAATCATGCGTTTAATAGTGGAAAGAATGTACTTCAATTAATCTTCGAAGATACACCAGATCAAGTCAGAAGAAAACACTTTACTATTTGGTCTAAAGTTCCTCTATCTGAAATTGATGAAAGAACTGAAGAAGTTACTAAATGTGTTGAACAGAAACATCAGGAAGTACAAAGTGAGTTTAATAATAAATTAATTATTAAAAGGTTCTCACAAGAAAATACTACGTTACCAATGATTAAGGATTATGTAGTTAGATTCCAAAAGAAGTATGGTTACAAGTTTGATATTATAATTCTTGATTATATTGATTGTGTTGATTCACATAAGAAAGGTAGTGATACTAATGCTGATGAATTAGCAATTATCAAATCGTTTGAAGCTATGGCAGCAGAATTTAATATTCCTTGCTGGACTGCGATTCAAACAAATCGTTCTGGTATTGAAAGTGAATTAGTATATATTAATCACATGGGTGGTAACATTAAGAGAGCACAAAAATCTCACTTCTTAATGTCAATTGCCAGAACACAGGAACAGAAGTTTCATAACTTAGCTAACCTTCAAATATTAAAAGCACGTTTTGCAAAAGATGGTTATGTTTTCAAGGATTGTATCTTTAATAACAATACACTTGAAATTGAAGGAACTGGAGACATGGTAAAAACAAAGAGTAGTTCTGATGAATTTAAAAAGAACGAACCAGAGTACTTCAATGAAAAGATGAAAAAACGTGATGGTAAAGAAGATAAAGAAGATGTGTTAAAAAATGTAACTAAGGTAGTTGAACTTCAGGGTGAAATAAATCTTGATAGCTTAGATGATGAGTTACACGATAATGATAAATTCCAAAAAGAATTACAGAAAAAGAGAGAAGAAAGCCTTAAAAAGCTAAATTCTGATGAAAATGAGGAAAATTCTTAATTTTTTTTGGATTTTTCGAAAAAAAGCACTATTTATGTAACACAAAGAAAAAATGTTTAAAAATTTTCTTGAAAATACTTGACAAGAGAAATTCTACACATTACCTTTGTGAAACAATTGGGGGAGTGGTGAAAATAAACACTACAAAAGATATAATGTCATTACTCCTTTCGTGGAGAACTTATTATGTTTTCAGTAAAATGGTAAACACAATTGTTCGTAAAACAATAGATTACAGGTTCGATTCCTGTCTCCCCCACATAAAATAACAACAGACGGTTGTTATTAAGATTTAATGGGAAAACTGGAAGTTATTACAGTAAATTAGCTCAGAGGATAGAGCGCAATTAGTTCAAAATTGATGCCGTTGGTTCAACTCCAACATTTACAACCAAAAAAAAATAACTTATAAATTATTCCCAAACTTATTAAATTGCGAGATAGAGAAGTGGTTATCTCACTTGGCTCATAACCAAGAGATCGGTGGTTCGAATCCATCTCTCGCTACAAAGTAAAGTTCCTACGAGTCCCTGATTCAAAAGTTGAATTAAAACCAACCACAGAATCAAACTCGTAGGGGGATTTTACGAATCAAAATAGATGATTTTGATTTAAAAACATTAAAGGAAAACTATTTGTATTTACAGTAAAATAGTCAAATTGGAAAAGACGATTGCCTCGAAAGCAGTTAATTACGGGTTCAAGTCCCGTTTTTACAACCAAACAAATACAAGACAAATATTCCTTTAAAATATCAAAGAAGAACTTTTGGTTTTTACAGTATAAGAACTTGCAATATAGTCAGAATACAAAATCAATAAAATTCTTCAAACTTATTAAAAAGGTGGTGGGCTAAAGTTCATCACCTTTTTTTTTAATTTTATTTTGACGGAATAAAAATGTTTTGTACATTTGAACTCTCGAAACAAAACAACGGCAATAATCGTATTAATAATTTTTTAAAATAAAAAATAGATATATGGAACAATTGGTATTAACAGCAAAGCAACTATCAGTGATTAAGAAGTCATTGATTGACGGTATTTCTCTTGCAAGTGGTGCAAGAGGTGGTGCAACATATTACCATTCTAAAGCAGAACAAGATGCTGCAATTAAGAATGCTATTGCAACATTGTATTCGCAATCAAAGGAATTACCTTTGATCTTGGCGAATCAGAATGGTGCTACTGGTAAGTTTATTCAAGAAGCTCTTTTGAATGAATTTAAGAATACTGCCAATGGTGGTGCTTGCTATATTGTTAATCCAATTGACTGGATTGATAATGGTATTTCAGATAAGGCATTACTTGGTGCATTGTATAATCTTGATAACAATTCAGGTATTCCATATGTACTTCGTTTGTTCATGTCATTGAAGGCAAACAAAATCAACAATGAAAGAGCAAGAAAGATTGTGCTTGGTTACATTTTTGGTAATCCAAACTTGGAATACAATTCTGTAAAATACAGAAACAAGATTAAAGCAATCTTGAAGCACATCTATGGTGTAAAGAAGACTTCTATCTTACTTTCAATTGCTGATAAGTATGTTAGAAATGGTGGAGTATACTCAAGCGAGAAGGAAGCAAAAATTAGTGCTAACTATCTTGAAAAGTATTCACCTAATTTCTCTGTAGAAAAGTTATATAAGATTTTCTTATTCATTTTCGGTAAGGGTAATACATCATTCTATACTAAGAGTGAATTTCCTATCATCAGTGAATATTATGTGGCAACACAGGATATCACTGCAGTAACTAAAGTTCCTGAAGAAGTGTTGGTTGGTTTGGTTTCAAATAAGAAACACCCACAATATACTGGTATGTGGTCAACTAAATTGTTGAGAGAATCAACATTAGGATTGATTAGAAAGAACAATCAGGTAACTTCTGTTAATCAGCAGGTAAGACAAACCAAGAAAAACGAAAAACTTGGTGTGATTAAGGAAGTTAATTTGGAAGCAGCTACCGACTTCATGGCATTGTATAAGACTGGCTATGAAAATGGTTTTGATACCAAGTTGAATGCTGCAATTGATAAACTTGCTGAATCTAAGAAGATCACAGGTTTTGCATATAACAACATCGGTGTTATTGTTGATACATCAAATTCTATGTTTGGAAACAAAGTAGAATCTAAGAATACTCCAAGAGCGATTGCTGATTTCACTGTAAAAGTATTGCAGAAATCATCAAAGACTCAGGTAGTGGTTAATACTGATGGTGAAGTAACTGATATTGCAACTGCATTTGTAAGTTTACTTAAAAATGAAAGTGAACAAAACAAATATGACGCAATATTTGTGATCACTGACGGTTATGAAAATCAGTATGAAGGTTTGGCTGGTGAAGTAATTGAAACATACATCAATGAAACACAGAGAGCATTGCCAATCTTCCAGATTTCACCAATTGTTGGTGCTGAAATGAATGCTAATGTAAGACCAATCGCAAATACTAATGTTGCGTTGCTTGCAGTAAGTAATCCTGCATCTATTGGTACTCAAATGAGTGCTAAGTTGCTTGAAGTTGACACTAAGCAGTGGTTGTTAAATCAAGTAAAATTGATTGAAGCAAACAATGTTTCAAGAGTAAGAAAAAATTATGTTAATGCTTAAAGATTAAGACTATGAATACACAGAAGGAATTTGTTGAATTATTGAAAGGTTGCAGACCAGTAAAGGATGCATCTGGAAACATTGTTGTTCAGTCAATCATGAACATGCAATTGGTGTGTTTAACCACCGATAAGGAATTCTCATTGGATGAAAGATTTGCTAATCCATTCAAGGATGTTACAGCATCTAATAGTGGTTATGGTAACTTAATCTTTAAGAATAACTCTAATAAAGATGTTATTATGCCAACTCAGTTGGCTGTAATGACTAAGCAATCTGCTCAGAATCACGGTATGGTGAAGTCAGCATACGTACCAAAATCATCAACATCAAGATTTGATGATGCTGGTTGTGTACAAGGT